TGTCTTTGTTTCCACTTTTGGCGCACAGGCACAAGTGTATTGCGGCGGTGGCGGCAATACTCCATGCCAGACCATTGGTTCATAAATTGGTGCCCCACAATGAGGGCAACTTCCCACTTTTGTCCAACTCATCACTTTCTCCTTTCAATCAATATACCACCAATTTTTATTCTCATTATTTACCAAACTGGCAAGTATATCTTTTATTTCTTCTTTTTCTTTCTCATTCATTTCAAAAGTATAATCTCGGAAATAAATTCTTAATCTACCGTCTTTTCCCTCAGTCACCATACTCACTTGGTCAAAGTTTATAAATCTAGCCATTATTTTACCTCCAAAAGGTGCCAGCGGTGTCGGCCTCCTATCCGGTAACCTCTCCAGCACATTTTGGGCAGGCCTTCCCTGGTAAATGTGCATAACCGCAAATCCCGCAAGTTATCACGGAAACCGATCGGCCTGGTTTATGGCAATCACATTCTGCTACCCAAGGTGCATGAACCTTTCCACACCTAGGACATTCCCATCCTATACCCATCTCTCACCCCCAAAAGGTGCCAGCGGTGTCGGCCCCCACTTACTGATGTTCCCATGGCTAAAATGCTATTTAACTTCCTTCACTACACTCCTCCCATCTTTCATTTCTACCCTGTACTCTTTATCAGCGGTGATGTTTATGTTAGGCAGATGAGAGACCATTATGATCTGCACTCCCATTCTCTCCGACAGCATCTTGATCATCTCGGCACATTTCTCTTGGAGATCGACAGAGACGTATTTGAAAGGCTCGTCGAGGATGAAGGTGGGTCGGTTCTTTTTGAGAGACCAGTAGGTGAGTCGTAGGGCGAGAGAGGCTACGTCTAGGGCTCCACCTCCGTCTGATTCTATGGGGTTATATTCTTTGTTCTTATACTGGAATTTCAAATGACATTCTATCTGATTTCGAACTTTCTCAAAATTGGCCACAAATGAAGGAGGATCAGGGAAGACAGCATGAAGGGCAGCGGTTACTATGTTTTCAATATGAAACTTCAGTCCTTCCATTGTCTGTCTAGCCATCTCCTGTGCTATTATAGATAATCTTTCGGCACTAGCCGATCGTTTTTCTAAAAATATACCTTTCTTTTTTTCTGTCTCTAGCTGAAATTGGAGCATATCTCTTTTGCCTACCAGTTGTTGATAGATATTTTTCATTTCAGCGTAATTTTCCATTCTTCCCTCCCTGAGAGTTCATCGTATAGCTCCCTAAGACGGGCTATGTTTTTGTCTAGATCCTTTTCTTTGTCTCTGAGAAGTTTTCGGGCTTCTACCCGTGAGTCCTTACCTGTCTCTGCTTTTAATCTCTCGTAGAGGGTAGCGAGGCGACCCTCCATTTGAGATTTTTCGACTTCTTTTTGTTTTATTACCTCATTTAGGGATTTAACCTGATTAATGATTTCACTTGTCTCCAAGTTTTTCTGCGACATTTTTCATTACCTCCTTATGTAGTTCCTTTATATCACGAGATATGTCCTTCTTCCCTAATCTGTCATCCATACTTTTTGCATAGTCTAGTCCTTTTATCTCGGTTGTGTTTCTGACCATCTCTACAAATGCCAACATTCGTTCATCCTCTGCCTTTTTCTTCCTCGCTTCATCGATGCTAAAGACTTCTTCGGCAGGTCTGATAGGGATATAATGAGGAGCCAAAGTTCTCTCCTCTGTGTCATAGATGTACACGACAGGTTTGTGATTTATTTGGTCTATGTTCTGCCTCATCAAAGAACCACAATTCACATGGAATCTTCCTTTTGACTGTAACATGAAGTGTTGATGATTGTCTCCCGACACGATTAAATCCCATTGTGTCTCTCTCAAAAAAATATTGGCCCTCTTGTATTCCTCCTGTCCTTCCCATAGTTTTTCATCAACAAACATTTTGTGGATGAGTAGAATGTCCACTGTATTCTGCCCTCCGAACTTTTCTATTTCTGGGATTTCTTCTTCCCAGCTTACTCCAAAGATATGGATGGGAGTCTCTTTGTTAAATATATTGTATGGTTTGGGTGGGATTCCAACTATACTGATAGCCTTGGCTGCTTCCATCAACATAAGTGGAGTGTTCTCAGTTGCAACATGATAGAGCATATCGTGTTGCCCTCTGACGGTTATCTTGTCTCTATTGGGGGTTTCTCGGAACATTAAAATGTATTGTCTAATGATCCAATAAGGGAGTTTTGAGTGGTCGGTAACATCACCAGGGAACAAGATAATCTTACACCCTTCTTCTTTAGCTAGATTGAGAACCCAGAATATTTTTTCCTTTTGAGTCTCAACAAAGTCGTCTATTCGGTGTTCGGGGGCAGTTACTCTAATATGAAGATCACCTCCGCATAATATCTTCATCCCATCTCCTTTATATGTCTGCGGATATTTTCGGTTATAGGTTGATGGCAGAAGGGACAGATTGAAAGTTGCTCAAACAGTTCATCACGATCTGAGTATAGTGCGGATAATGCTTCAGATCCGCTCTCTGCTGCGTTTTCTGTCTGATGTATATCTCGCAGTATCTTTTCAATTATCCCACGTTCTAGCCTTAAATTTGACACGTTTCCCGCGATATTCATCATTTCTGTGTGAATTTCCCTAATCTCTAACCATCTATTTATATCTTTTAGATCGGATTCAGTAGAGGATATGCTTTGCAGGAGTTCATTCAAATATTGGTTTTCTTGTCTTTGGGAGATTATCTGTTGAATTAATTCGGTTATGCAGGTTGCTTCATCCCTGATTCCCAGAATTTTATTTATGTTACCTAGTTCGCTTTCTACCGCATGTATTTCACCTAATAACTTCCCTACAGTAGTAATCCATAATTGTGTCTCATTTACTTGAGGCATAAGTGCCTCAAGTGCCTCAATTATCCCACCCATTTCATCTAATCTGCTATATTGCTTTAACTCCTTCTCCTTCATCCCAACTATTTCATTCGTTACATCTATGTCGGTGCGGGTCTTTCGTATTATTGAAGCCAATGTCTCTCGGTATATGTCGATGATTTCTAACCCTACTGCCTCATTCAACATACGGCCTATTTCACCGGGAGAATAGGGCGGTTGTAGCATGAAGTAAGGATCGTGTTGTGATTGTATGTTGATTGAAGACATTTGGGTTATATTGGAAACTTCTTCGGGAACATCAGAGCGGATAGCTCGGAGAGGTTTACCTAGTGTAGAAGTATGATATTGGTTATAGGAAACAGTACGCTCCCTGCTAATGTGACCCTCTTCAAAAACAATCCCTACTGCCACACTTTCTTTATCTTCAACGTCCCAATTCTTGAAGTCTTCGCCTCTAGGCTTATTCTCAATCGCCCACTTTAATCCTCTAACAAGAGAAGACTTCCCGTTTCGGGAAGTCCCGACTATTACAGTTAACGCTTTTGAGGGTTTGATGATAGATACACGGTGGGGTTGAAAGTTTATCCATTCTATTTTTGAGATTGTCATGCTGATATCCTCAATAGTTTGTTGACAGAGACAGCTTAGGTTTTAACAATCCGGACTCCATGAGTTCATCGGGGTCTATCCACGATAGAAAATCCCCCAGTCCTTTCAAGTTAAATGTCTCCCCAATTATGTTAGCAGTGATGTATTGGCCGTGAGGTGGGCCGCAAATCTCTTGCAGTCTTCTCCAATAACTGCTCCTCATCATAATGCAGGGGGTACGAAAGGGACGCCGAAATATAAGAATTGGTTCCCTATTTGTGTACCAAGCATCATCCCTACATTGGTCCCAAAACTCTTGCAGTCTAGGAGTGGACTGTTGGGAGTCAAGTATTTCGAGGAGTCCCCAGTCGAAGATTCTCTTCTTCCCTCCTTCCTTTACCACTTTAGAGTAGCCTGTCTTACACTCTATGTTCCAAGCATCTATGAGTAGTTTCCCTTCAGGGAGGCGGTAGGTTATGTCTCCCCTACCGCCTCTCCTGTTTCTCCTAAATACTTCATTTGTCGCTTCATTAGAATACCACAGGGATAATCTCTTCGATATTTCTAATTCGAAACCTCCCCCTTTTGCCATAAAACTACCTCACTTTCGGCAACCTCTTTTCTTTAAGCTGTTCACTTGCTTCGTTCCAGATCCTTATAGTTTCCTCTTTGAGGGCTTCTGTCAGTTTGTTCTTCTCTATGTAGTGGATAGCATCGGCAATCGCCACATAATTTCTGTCCACAGCTCGGTAAGTGTTTAATTTGAGCATGTTTTTAACGTATTGGAGATTGGCTCGGATGTCATCAATCCCGTGTCCGAACACAATGTAGATAGGAGCATCTCTTTTGGGCATATCTATGGAGTTCTTTTCTACTTTAACGGTAGTGTAAATCCCAATAGTGGTCTCTATGTCTACAGAGTCCTCGGCCCCTGTTATTTTTATTCTCTTCTTCCTTGTGATCATGTGGGGTTTTCCAGGAAACAGCGACAACCTCACCGACGAGTAGTATTTGATAGCTTCACCTCCGGGTGTGAAGGTTCCAAACTGACTTTGCCTAAGTTGATTTGTACAGACTAGCAACCAATCCCTATCAGCAATCATCCTGCACGATTTCCTGAATCCCTCGCTAAACTCCTTACCTCTCCTCATTCCCATCGAATCCCCCTTTTCAGACAGTTCTAATTCAGTGGAGAGAGCTGCAAGGGAATCAGCAACAAAGGCATTAGGACGTTCTGAATCCTTCGGTTTCCAATTGATAATCAAATCAAAGAGATCGGATACTGTGTTAGGCCTATGGTAGTCGAAGAAGTCTTCACGAATGTCCACTCCAAATATCTGAGAGTATTCGGTGTCTAGACGAGCTTCAGGATCGGCAAATCTAACTTGTCCTTTATTTTTCTTGCTCTGCACGGCGGCAGATATTTCTGCCGCCAATGCCGTTTTGCCTACGCTGGGGGGTCCGAATATTTCTATTATGACTCCCCCAGGGAGGCCTCCTCCTTTTATTCTATCTCCAGATATAGCCAGATCCAACAGAGTGCTGCCTGTAGATATTTGGTGGTTGAACCTGATAGGTCTCTTGATGAAGGCCAGATCCTCATCAGTTATCTCTAGATGGGCTTCTTCGGTTACCTCCTGTTCCATACTATCGAGTGTTTCATTAGGAATTTGGAGTTCAACCATATTTTACTCCTTCTTCTTTCCCTTCTTCTTTACTTTTGTCAATCTATCACTTTCGTCGGCACAGGCGTCCCACTTAGTGCAGTTCCCACAGTCCGCCGTTTGCTCTAAGTCTACTCCAAAAGTGTGACCATGAGGACACTCGTTGTCCTTCATTGATTCCTTAGCAACTTCTTCCTTATTATCGTCGCCGGGGATGCTGAGAGCGGGTTTCTCTTCTGTAGATTCGATTTCTTCCGTAGTCTCTGTGGCTGCTTCTCCGTAATCGTCCGTGTCCGTCTCAGCTTCTGGCTCAGAAGGCATTCCTGACAGAAGACTAACTGTGACGGGTTGATTGCTGTAAGGAATCTGGAAGAAAGTCTCGAAGACCTGCTTATAATCAGGGATGGTTACCACTTCATCTATTGAAACCGATTGTTTGAGTATCTCTAGGGGAATTGGACCGTCTCTGTCAACAAACTTATGTCCTAAGTAGGATGTATTGGTAGGTCCCATTCCCTTTCTTTTAAACATTACACTTTTGCCATCCCTGGGATGGGTCCAACTCAGAAATCCTCCTTCCTTGGGAAGCTTCGCTATTTCGGCGACATTGTTCTCGAAGAAAAAGTGGGCGATAATCCAAAGCTGAACGCCCTTCTTTGTCTCTTCCTTTGAGTCGTGACACCAAATGTTGTAAGCAACTCTTCGAATGGGTCTGTTGGAGTCTAGAATCTTCTGTTCTCTGTCGGAGAGTTTCTCTTTATCAAACAACATACTCCGAAGTTCACAGATAGGGCAAGACATGCCGAATGTTTGAGCCAAACAGATCATGTCCGTCCTAATAGGACCTACACGGGGATGCACATAGAGTTCCATCTTGTAGACGATGTTTCCCTCTTTTTTGTTCTGCAGGCGGGATTTTGTCATTATCTTCCCAGCCTTAAAGGGAATAATGTCTAAGATATGCTCACCCTCTTTTGCTCTCCATTCACCTGGCCTACTGATGTCATCACGAAAGATGGACTGCATCAGATACAAATCATCCTTTGTCTCATACGAGTGTTTCATCTCCTCATAGAGGTCCTTTGCCGCCTGCTCTGTATCAAAATCTTCATACGTTAATGTCATCTTGCGTCTCCTCTATTGTTTGGAATAGACCTTTTTCTGTTTTTCTATACCACGCCTCTAATGATTCTTCTTGCGCCTGTGTCACCTCCTTGTCTAGTTTCTCTTTCTCTTCTTTGCTGAATTTAGGCTCGACATAGGGGCGAGAATAATACTGTCTATTATGCAAGTTACAGAGATCCGACAGATTTCTTTTCCTATGCTCGAACGCCCGTACTGCTACTTTCAACTTAGCCGCCCTCCCCTTTGCTCTATAGAACACATCATAGGCGGCTTTTACCCGTGTATCACGCATGATAGCCGCCTTAATGAAGGGTTCAGTAGGAGGGCGATCTTCTGACCACCCATACTTAGAGGGGTTTTCTCTGATGTCTTCATCCACCTCAGCCTCAATTACCTTGATTCTCCTCTCTGCCTTCTCCTTTCTAAGATCAGCTTCAGCATGAACATTTCCCCATCTTTCATACCGAAGTGAATGATCCACACATTCCTCATCCAGATCATACTTGTCGATTCTGAGGTCTTCTTTATAGCCCATCTTTTTTCTCCCTTGCAAGTTTCATTTGAAATAGGGCTACACGGTAGCAAGCACTTGTTAGTCCTCCATCTCTGCTCCATATAAATGAGTTATTAAATTGACCCAATATAAAGTCAGCAAGATTAGTTTTCGTTCCCATATCATTATCCCACATAACTCTTTTCATATAACCTATTATTGCATAGCGGACATCTTCGGGTTCGTCTTTTAGGTTCTTCAGAATAGACGCCATTTGTTTCCACTTGTTGGGGTTCCAGGGAGAAACCAACAGTCTGCACAAGTCAATAGTTTCGGTTTCATCTATTGTGAGGTCTTTTAGGATTTGGAGAATTATGGTTTCATCTCTAAGGGAGATTACTTTCTCTAGTAAGGCTATGGCTTTTCTGGGGATGCCATCAGCCTGTTTTATTATCTCTCTCTTTGCTGCTCGGGGAAAGCTGTCGGCTTTTTCTTTTTCTAAGATTTCATCCAAGAGGTAGCTCATATCGGGATAGACAAGTTTTTGCATCTCAAATTTAGCTACTCGTCCCTCATCTGCTAGTGTGGGGATGAGTTTAGATTGGTCTGTGGTGCAGAGTATGAAGTAGACACGAGGGGGAGGTTTCTCGGTAAGCTTTAGTAGGGCGTTCTGGGCTTCATTGGTGAGTTTGTGGCATTCATCCAGGATGTAGACTTTGGACGACCCTTCAAGGGGGGCGTATCGACAGTCCTCATCAATATTTCTGATTGTATCAATCCCTCTCGTGTTGGCTGTATTATACTCATAAATTTCCTTACTTCCCACTTCTTTCCCGATAACAAACCCCATCGTAGTCTTACCACACCCTCTTTCACCTATGAACATGAAGCTCCTCTTGGCTTTCTTATCGAGGAGTTCCCGGAGGGTGCGTTTTGTTGACTCATTCCCAATTATGTCATCCAACTTCTGGGGGCGGTATTTAGTTATGAGGGATTCTACCATTCGATCTCCTTCCATGTCATTAGGGTTCTCGTTCCATCTTTTGCAACGTGATACCCCTGATTGTTTATCTTTTTCTTGTCATACCAAGTGCCTTCGATTGGGGTCAATTCCGCCTCTAATAAAAGGGGGACTTTTATCCAATCCTGTTCTTTCCGTATATCCTCCGTTGCTATTCTCTTGATGGTTCTGAGGATATGTTCTACTTCGGGTGGATGAAAATCAAATACGATGGAATCATGTATTTGCCCGTATATCTTAGAAATCCATTTCTCCTCTTCTCTCTTCTTTACCGCCCTAATATAAGTCCACTGCAAACAATGATAGGCATCGGCTTGGATGGGTGTATTGGCTATCTTGTTCTTTTTTAGATAACCCCCTCTTCTGAATCCGAAGTAAGTCTCCACATATCCCTTTCTCTGAAACTCTCTCATTTTCCTGAGGATCCATTCATTGTGAATCTCATATAGTTCCCAAAATCTACTCTCACAATCCTTCACATGCTGCTCGAAGTCTTCATAAGCCGTCCTGCTTGTAATAATTATTCCCTTATCCTTCAAATGGTTGAATACCGTCTTATCTTCCCCCGTTCTAAGATTGATGCAGTTCTCCCAAAGATCCGCTGCACATAACTTAAAATAGCTTCCATAAAACTGGGGAAAAACAAAACAATTCTTGGCATAGAATCTTATTTGGGAAGTCATTTGGTTATCATCTAAGCAGAAGAGATTAGCAGCCTGATCTCTGTGCATATCTGTGGTAGGATCTTGTATGTAACGGATAAGAGTTGGGTCGTGTGAGTGGCATGCTGCGATTCTAACTTCCATGGATCCATAATCAGTTTCCCCAATCTGATTTCCAGAACTCGGTATGATTCCGCTTCTTGTGACTCTTTTAGCCTCCTCATCTCTGACTGGCACATTTTGAAAATTTGGGTCAGAGTAGCTTGATCGATAGGATCTTGCTCTATGGAGGTTGACGTTTGGGTGCATTTTTCCTTCATAAGTCTCCCTCAGGAAAGGCAACACATAGGTGTTGCGTTGTTTTCGTATCTTTCTTAGGCGGAGAAGCCTCTCTGTGAAGGGAATGTTGAGTTTCCTAATTACCTCTTCATCCACAGCATACCCTGTAGCTGTTTCTTTGATGGGCTGCAAACCCATTACCGTAAAGAAAAGCGCCTGCAAATCTTTATTTGATTCTAAATCCAACTGTTTCCCCATATGCTTCAGAAATTTCTCGGCCTCCTCACCCTTCAGAAGCATCTCCTCCAACTTATCTATTCTCTTCTTGAGGTTCCCCGCTTGTTCCGTATAATAATCTTCATCTACATTGATTCCACTATCTTGAGTCTCAACCATAGCCAGCAAGCCTTGATTGTGAAACTCCCTAGGATTCCCCAATTCATTCCTTGCAATATATTCGACTTGACTCTGTCTCAATCTTTCTCCCAGAAGACTGTCCAATCCATTATATAAGAGCAGATCGTACAAGTCCACCTCTTCTAGACGGTTATAAGGACTGCCCTTCTTGTAGGGCTTTATGGGAGCCTCGTAGTCAGGCATACCAAAATGAATGTAGCTTTGAAACTTCAACCCCGTATATCTTTTCCTACAATCAATCACATGTGCAGTCACCATAGTACACCAGTGAGCCGAGGTGGGGGCCACACCTATTTTTCTTTTAGTCCAAGCATATTCAAACTGTAAGTTGTGGGCATACTTTTTGATATTAGGATTGAGCATTATATCTCGTAAGCGTTTTTTGATGAGTCGGTACTGGAGGGGAGAGAAATGCGAACGATACTGAAGAGGAAAAGCGTATGATGTATTAGGGGAGGTGGCTATGGACATAGAAAGCAATTTACTGAGGGGCCAGTAGGGTTTTATGCTGGTGGTTTCATAGTCGAAGAATATGTCGGTCTCTAGTCCTATGATGTCATCTAGCAGGTCACATACGTGGTCTATATCTGTGAGGGTCTGTACGCAATTCTCCTCTCCTCCTAGTTTAGGGAAGTCACGTCCGATCCATGATATAGCATCATCTAAGTCCCTGTCGTAGGTAGCCATAATGTTAAGATCAGTCTCATTTCTAGAACCATACGAAGGGTGAAACATGGGGACTATCCACGCCTGTGTGTCTCTGTCGGGAATACAGAGGTTACGCCATCGTGTAGGTTTCAATTCCGAGAATCTCCCCATGTAAAAGCTAGTGATTGCATATTCCCCCAATAACCATATCATTTTTGGCTTCAATTCTTTTATTATATTATCAATGTGGGGTTTGCAGCACTGGACTTGAGTTCGGGTGGGTTTTCGCTCGGAGAAGCAGTTGACAGCATTAATCTTCCAGAAATCTCTGTCTAGATTCAGTCCCCTAACTCTGAGCTTTGTTCTAAACCACTGACCAACTCTTCCTACTAACTGTGTGTTTTCTTTGTCTTCTTCGGGGCCTGGTTGCTCTGCTATAATCAGAATCCCTTTTTCACCCTTACCGCTGTGTTTCATCCTAGGACTTATCGCCTTTTTGTACAAGCCACACTTTGAGCAATCGGGACCACTGAGGTCTCTTTCAATCTTAACTCCCTTCATTACATCCAAATCTTCTCTACTGAAGAAACTTTCCATCGACATCGTTCGGTTCCTCTATTCGGCTTCAGGTGGAATCACTAGGGCTATAATATGCTTGAAGTCCCCGCTAGAGATAAAAGCACGGTTCAAACGGATTGACATAGTAGTGGGTTTCCCAAGTGCTTGCAGAAGAAATTTAGGATTGATTTTGAACTCTACAGGTTCCCCGCTGTACTGGATGGGCGACAGTCTTTCTACCTCTCCCCTATTCTTCCTTGCAAAACACTTGAACTCGTTGTCCCTAATACTGATGTCCACGTGAGTGTGTATTCCCTCATCCTCAGCCATCACGAGGGCTATCTCTAAGGTATCTTTTAGGTCTTCTGGGAACTTAAATCGGGCATCAAAATCAGCTTTCTCCGTCTCATCAAACAGCCATTTTATATCCCTAAACTCCCCCACCATCGCACGAGCACTAAACAGCACACCCTCATTTGTCCGAAAGTGCAGCCAGTTGTCATGCACTTGGTAATCAGAGACGGGGAATTTTATGAGTTCCAAAGCGTCTTTTGCCCGCATGATAATAGTATCATCAATAGTACGAGACAGCTTGAACCAGCTGGCCCGATGCTTATCGGACGTAAAAACGTCTTCCTCCTTAACTAAAACACCCGTCAGAGCACCTGCCGTTAGATCCGTACTAGCACTGAACACACACATCTCCACCCCTTCTGTGAAGTTATCAGGGAGCGGTTTCCAACTGCCCTCTAAAGTGCTGTTGTGCAGTTTCATAGCCAGATCAGACACCTTATGATCTTCATCTACGACAGTAGACAGGCTGAGGGTGGTTCCAATAGATTTTAGCGTCATCTTTGAGCCGTCGGTGCTAACTTGGATGGCATCAGTGGTGATCTTATTGAGGGTCTTGTAGAGATCCTCAGCTTTTACGGAACACTGGAAATCTGAGTTAAACGGGTAAGATATACAGACACGATCATTATATGTCATAACGTGCTGTCCTGTAAAGATAAAATGCGTTGCCTGCTCAAAAATATCACGTTTTGCCAGACCTGGTTTCACACTTGTTAGCATCTTTTGAAACTTATCCTTCTCTACTTTCATAAATTACCTCCTTCTACTAAGTTTATTAGGGCTTCGGCTATACTATTGGCTTTTTTGTCTAGGTAGAGTCGCTCTATATACTCTCTGGAGTGGTAAGAACGGTTTTTCTCTCGATTATGATACCAATAACCATACCATTTACCAGAGGGTTGTTTTACTAAACTAAAGAATTTCGGATCGTCGAGATAAGGCCCCATCTCTTCACTTATTAGGACCTCTACAAAATCGTAGTATTCTCTGCGGTTTACTCCGCTTCGGAACAATATTACCCGTTTGTTGTGATATTTATCGTATAACCAACTTTTATTGGGTTTCTCTTCAGAGAAGAAGAAGGTATAAGCTATGTTTCCTACTCCTGGTCCGTAGGTATTTATGTAGCACTTTACTCCTTTAGGTTGGTAATACTCATATCTATTAGGAGTTAAAGTATCCTTCCTTTCACACAACTTAATATGACTGGAGTAAGAGACTAAGCCTCTAGGGAAAACCATTACCAATCTTCCTTGTGTTATTTTTGTCACGAATTTATTTATACCTCTGTATTTAGTTAAAGTTCGTAAGGAGTAACGGAAAGGGCTTGATTTTAAATCTTCAGTATCAGCAAAAATCATATTCGGAAACGAATGGATATAATTCCAGACTTCTCCAGTAGGTCTGTACCATTCGCCTTCCATCCTAAATTCCTTTAAAAGGTGTTTAGCTTCGGACTCCATTTTTCCATTATCTAAAACCTCTGAATAGGGAATAACAAAATTGTGATTGCCTGTAGCAATTCCCCCCCTTCTTATTGAGGGGGAGTTGGATCTACCTATTTTTATTGATTCCACCTCATGTTTGATTTGGCGATCAAAAGCCAAAAATGTGTAGGTATAATCCATTACTCCTCCTTCCTCACTCTCTTCAAATCAAAGATTGTCTGAATGTCTGGGTGGAAATAGAAAGAGACCAATCTCTTCCATTCTCCTAATCTCATCTGTGATATAATCATAAGTCTACGCTCAAATTTTGGATCTTTCATTGCTGGAAAATTGCCTGCTAAATAGATTTTCACCACAAATCTCCTTGAGAGGATTTCCCTTCTCGTGGTCTCCATGGCCATGGCCACTCGGGTTGAGCCATCTCTAGCTCTAGATAATAGATTAGATTCAATTCATCCCTCTTAGTCCAGTCCTCAGATAACTCCTCTACTGAATAACCCTGCTCGTCTATGTACTCCAAGATTCTAGCCTGCTCGTTCTCTGAATATGCCGTTATATGTTTCCCGTCTACTTGCTTTTTGCTGGGTGATCTCTCGGAGAAGAACACAGGCCAGGGCTCCACTGTGTAGTCTTTCAACTGGTAGGGGACGAGGACAATCCCGTATCTCCCGTACATCACCCAGCTAGTCGTATCGACAGAGTACCAGGGATAACGGATCATCAATCGAGGAGCGGCCATCCCTAACCCGTGAACTTTAGCTTTAGGCCACCCGTCGGGGTCGCAGATTATCTTCCAGCACCTGTCCATAAAGAACTGCCGCTGATTCGTAGTATATCCTTTAGCCATTCCTCCTAAGCAGAAATAGGGGTACTCTAGGCATCTGTGAAGATAATGGAAGTTCTGCTTAATGGCTTCTTCGAGATGAAATACTGGAAGAGGAGAGTAGCCCTCTTTCTCCATGATCTCCTGATTCCGCCACGTAGCCTCATCGTCCCCAATAACATCCAAATTACAGTAAACCTCAACTAGTTCTTTGTGCTCGTCAATAAACCGCATGTATGCCTCTAAGCTTATCTCCTTCCCTTTTGACCATGCCGAGAACGCCCCGCTATCTAAAAATACCTTGACTTCTCTCAAAATAGTTCTCCTCTACTTGTCCCAAGATACATAAAGTGAGATTGTAAATCTTCCCTAGCCCACCAGAACAACACGTTTCCTTTTATAGTATTTGCGTGATTAAAACCCAGTTCCCAGAAGTCTCTGTCCATGCACCCCCATTTGTGGGTATGATAGTTGGTGCCATCTGCATCAGGATAAACGTGACCAAATCTAGCGTTTGGGAGGCCTATCAGCACGAGATCCGCCAGTAATTTGAATCGTTTCATGCACCAGAAAGCGTCCTCTTTCTTAAGGTGCTCCATCACGTGGTTAGCCAGTATTACAGAAAAGTCCCCGCTATCAGTCTCTAAGAACTTCTGAATATCAAGGCGAAATAGTTGATTGTAAATGTAGATCATAGATCGATGGAAGTCGTCAGGAATATACGGATCTACGGCGACTAGATTCAACTTTCTCCACCCATATATGCTTCTCAGTAAATAACCATAGACACCCTTCCCGCATCCTACATCTAGGATGCTCAAATTTGAGTCTATATCCTTGTCCCTAATCTCCTCATACTTCGTGATGATCTTCATAATGGGGACTATGTGCTCCAGGTTGCTTATTCCTATCTTCATATTCTTTTGCTCCTTCTAGAAGTTCCCATGTCCCAGGGTCATCGGCGTTGTAGCATTTGTCATCAATCTTCATGGTGTACCTAGGTTTGTCAAAGGATAGATCATCATATAGAACCCCATTCTCTTCCAACCATTCTTCTGTGACCTTTCTATCCTCTTCATATCGGGAAGTACGGATGTTGATCCGATGCCCATTTCTATAGAGCTTATTCAGTATTTCGATTCTGGAGAGAATTGGAGTTCTATTTTTGTAAATCATCCATCCATGTCCTTTGTTTTCCTCCGTGAGGGTTCCATCAAGATCAACCTCAATTATATTCTGATGGCTTACTACTGTGAATCGTTCTCGGACGCATTTGATGATTGATTGGTTTCTTTCTGCAATATATTTTCCCTTCAAGGCAGCATCTAGATACTCCCTCATTAACTCCTCATTGTAGAAATCATATTTGATGCCGTTTTCCCAGAAAGCGCACCACTTTCGGAAACAACTTGGACAGCGACCACAATACTCTATTTCTCCGGCAGAGTAACAGGATACAGTGTCCTCTATCAGTTCTTTGTGAGAAGGGTCACACTCTTGTAGCCACCACTCTACAGCTTCAGCTTTTGTGTATGACCACAGGGGGGACCAAACTGTTATCCTCCTCCCCTCCATAGCTGAAAGCAACTTACTGAACTCTTCAAATATTGCCTCATTTTTATCCGAGACAACATCATCCTTCACTCCCGCTATCACTACTGAGTCAGCATATTGAACGGCTTGACAGGCCAGGAGTAGATTTCGGAAAGGTATGTACGCCTTCTCTCCTCTTTCTCTGTCTGCTAAGTCCATCGATAGGTCGATGGTGACTTCAGGGTATAGTTTCTTGACCACCCCTATTTCTTTTTCAGAATACTTAGTGCCAAGATTGAAGTAGACTGGTCTCACATCGGTAAACCCCCTTGATTTCAGCATGTGGTACGCCACAAACGAATCGATGCCTCCCGAAACTAGGACCACGGTTGGAGTTTTTTCTTTCATTGCCCATCCCTCCTAAAATTTTTTCGAAAATCTCTCGTGTGTTATTGTGAAAAAATGCTCAACCCGTATGAACATAATCGGAGAAGGGAAGACTTCCTTGCTTGATAAAATGAGCATCCAGATGTGTGTTCCAGCAGCATCCAGGACATTGTTTAGCAACAATCGGCTGCCAATACTGTTGAAACTCTTCCCATCTCTCGTGCATTTCTGTAATTATAATGGGATTGTATGGATACTTAGGTTGAAAGTCATCACAGGGGTAAACTATGCCATCGCAGTCCACAGTGACCCAGGCGGGGAATCCGGACTCTCTCGCACAGTTCCAATCATAGTTCAGAATATGTTGTCCACCATTGTTACTCACCCTGCGAATGAACTCCTTACTTGTGTGTACGAAAAATCCCCTATTCTTCATGTCCAATATCTCGTTCAGTTCGAATAGGAGAGGAATGATGTCATGTTGGGTAAACAGCAAATCCTTGATTCCGTCAAAATTGCGACATTTGCTCCCCGGCTGTCCACGGTCGGGATGCACAAAGTCAAAAAACGTCCAAATACCCAATTTGAACATTTCCTTAACTGAGCTTATCAAGCCCATATAGTTTTTCCGAGTCAAAGTCGTAATTGCAGCAATATCCCGTATTTCTCCAAAACTCACAAATTCTCGTAATCCTGGAATCGCTCGATTTGTCTTTTTGTCGGGAATTATGTCGTAGCTCATACTGAGTGATTTTGCTCCATTTTCCCATAACGTAAAAATCTTCTCCCTAAAATTTTTCGTAACTCCTGATGTAATCACCGTCGTGTGAATTCCGATAGATTCTGCATATCCTACAACGGAGGGCAATTTGTCGAAATCATCTAAGGGCTCTGCCCCGTAGAAAGCAGCAAATCCGCATCCCAACTTCTTCAGCTCATCTAACCCCCTATGCCATTCGGGAATTGATAGGGAATTTTTTCTCCCATCCGCCATAGCACAATATGGACATTTTAGGGAACAAACCCTCGTCCACAGTATTTCTGCCTTGACTATCTCCATCTCACTCTCCCTGTCTGTCTAACAAAGATAGTTTGATCAATTCCAAGCCCTTCATCTCTTGCTCGTTTTCCGTAAATGCTCCCTTCACAGCACTTGTTCCCAAACCTGACCCTCCATACTGTCTCACTCCCCTACATTTCATGCACCCATGAATCCCTCTTATGTAAACCATACATCCTAGAGGTTGTATGACGGCATCAAATCTGTTAATAACTTCGTGGCAAAGTCTTTCTTGCAGTTGAGGTCTACAGGCGTAGTGATCCACCAATCTTGCCATTTTTGATGCCCCCACTAATAGGTCGTTAGGTATATAGAGAATCCAAGCATTTCCTGTAAATGGGAGAAAATGATGGGCACACATGGAAACAAAGAATATGCGGTCGCTGATGATAATCTGGTCATAGTGTATATCGTTCGGAAACCCAGTAAAATCATCAAAAGCTACACATTGATTGCAGAGGAACTCTCGGCAGTACATCTTGGCGACACGTTTGGGAGTGTCGGTGAGATTGGGGTCTTTTAGGTCGAGTTTCAACCCTACTTCCATCAACTTAGCGAAATAGTATTCTACCTTCTTTTCGTCCACGGGGGCGGCTCCTTTAATGAGAGGAAATGGGGAGAGAGGGTGAGGCGGCCCTCTCTCCCCGCTCAGGACCTCTACCCTATGTTTCAAGGGTAGCCGAGAGGAGGCTTAGGAGGCCTGAGGCAATTCTTTCTCTTTCACTTTGAAGAAACCCTCGGGTTTCTCCACTACCGTCAATCCTTTGTCCTTCTTCAGATGTCTAAGATGTCCTTTTGCTCTTCCAAGCTTTACACCCGCTGCTTTTGCTGCTTCTTCGTAAGTCGCCCCTGCAAAGTAAGCCTCATCTAGGGAAGCGGCTTGTGTTCCTACCACATGTCCGTAGCGGTTGGTTTCACGCTGAGGGGGAGCAGGTTTTGTTTTGTCTTTTGTCTTCTTTTCCTTTGTCTTCTTGTCCTTCGCTTTTTCTTTCCCACCTGCAAAGACAGCATTAGCAAATTCAATTACGGGAGCAGGCATATCATTTCCTCTCCCTATTTTGCTTATGGCCTTCACGGTTTCCTTGAAGTCCTCAAACAGTTGTTCGTCTTCTACACCTGTAGTCCGTATGAGATCAACGTCTTCGATCTCTTCTTCCGCGAGCCAATCATTCAGCTCCTCCACTCTCTCCTTCAGTTCTTCTGCTTTGATTTCCTCAAACTTCAGCATACTCAGTCCTCCTTCTAAGGGTTGTAAGGATTAACGGTTGCCTCAACATAACACACCTCTCACTCTAAATCCAACAGTTTATGTAATTGCACGTTCAAAACAGCATCATACACTTTATTATCGAACATCCACGACATAAGAGTGCCAGGATCTAATCTTCCATGCACAGGAGAGAATGCAAATCTAGCTCTGCACTTTATGCGGACATCATTTTTCAAATCCTTCATTACAGCGCAAGCCGCTATGAAATCCGACTTATTCATAATAACAAACTTGACGAAATCCTTCTCAAGGAGATCCTTATAGTGATCCAAATACATGTATTTTTCCATTCCTGAGCTTGGCAGCTTGTAATCTATGATGTGACAAACAGAGTACCAACAGGGTTTGAATGTCCCATTTGTTTCTATTGAGATTTCAACGAAAGGGTTTCTCTCAAAAAACTGGTCGAAAAACTCTGCTAATTCTTTCTTCTGCAAGTAGGGCTCACCGCCTGTTATCGTCAACTTGTGTTTTCCCACTCCTGTCTTCTCTACCTTCTCTATGAGTTCCGGGATACTTATCTCCACCCCGCTATTGGGGTTCTGTGATTTTTTGGTGTCACAATACGAGCAATCCAAATTGCACCCCTGCAACCTCACAAATGTCGTCAGCGTCCCCTGTCCCCATTGATTAACTTCTCCATCCACACTCCTGAAGATTGAATGTAT